CTAGGAAGTGATGTGCTTTACGATAAAAAAGTAATTTCACCAGCACAAGCAGAGAAAATACTTGGTAAAGAAGGTAAAGACAAAATTAAAGATTTAGTAGTTGCAGTAAGTAGTGGCAGTACGTTGGTACCGGAGAGCGATCCCCGCCCAGCGGTTTTACAAATCGGCAAGCAACTCACCGCTGCCTTAAATAAACTAAACTAAGGAACAAAGAACAATGAGCAATTTAACAACATTTAAAGGTGCAAACCTACCAGCAGTAGCCGACTTATCAAAGGCACTCAAATCGAATCTTGCCAATGTTGCCGATGTTGGCACTGTCATTATCAAGATGGATAAGACAGGGCATTGGGTATTCGGATCAGATTCAACTGAAACACAAGATGGTTCCGAATGGGCTATTAATCCGTTCAGCTTTATTCACGGCTATATTGCTTGGGGTAACAGTGAAGTATTGGGCGAAAAGATGGTACCTATCAACCAACCGCTACCTGAGTTAGAACCAGCTCCAGCTAGTGCTAAACGTGGTTGGGAAGTGCAAGTGGGTCTGGAAATGACTTGCATCAATGGTGACGACAAAGGGCTAACAGCGCGCTGGGCAACGACAGCAACTGGTGGCAAACGTGCTATCCAAGCATTAGGTGTTGAAATTGCCGAGCAGATTGAAAAAGATCCAACGAAACCTGTGGCAATCGTATCGCTTGAAACTGAACATTACACGCACAAGTCTTATGGCAAGGTCTATACACCAAAGATTAGCGTTGTTCGTTGGGAATCAATGGATGTTGAGTCAGCTAAAAAAGCTCCAGAATTGGAAGCGCCTGAAGCCGAACATGCAGAAGAAGCGCCAGCACCAGCAGCGCCAGTGCGCCGCCGTCGCGCCGCAGTATAACAAACATGGGGTTAGTTCGACACTATTCAGCTCTATGGCTCGAAGAGATTTCAGACTAAAAAGACTTACTAACCCCACCTAACAAACTAGAGGAAAAATCATGGTAGACAGATCAAATTTAAGCCCCGATGAACGTCGGGCAATCAGTAAAATCAAGATGGAAATGGTTCGCGTGGCTCACGTTAACATCAAGAATATATTTCCAGCGTTGGGCGTAAAGAGCGATAAAGTTCATCACACCAAGAGCTTGTCGCATACCCGCAAAGGTTCAGGTCGCAGACATCAACAAGGAAAATAATGTCCATTCTTTGGGTCGACTTTGAAACCAAGTCCCGTTGCAACTTGCTAACACGCGGCGTGTATAACTATGCACAAGACATATCTACGGAAGTCTTGTGTATGTCGTACGCTTTCGATGAAGCAGAGGTTGTGACGTGGACGCCTGACATGCCGTTCCCTGATGAAATCATGCAGCACAAAGGCATGATTTACGCTCACAACGCTGCGTTTGAGCGTCTAATCTTTTGGTATGTATTGCAGGTGCCATTCAAGCTAGAGCAATTCTATTGCACCGCTACGCAAGCCAGAGCCAACTGCGCGCCCGGATCTCTTGAAGATGTAGGACGTTTCTCAGGCGCTTCTATGCGTAAGGATTTTAGAGGTTCCCAATTGGTACGTCAGCTCTGCATTCCGCAGCCTGATGGGAAGTTTAATGACGATGCTCAACTAATGAAAGAATTGATTGAGTATTGTGAACAGGACGTTCGCGCGATGCGAAGCATCAGTCAAGCGCTACGCCCATTATCAAGAGAAGAATTAAATGATTACCATATCAACGAGCTTATTAATGATAAGGGTGTACTGGTCGACGTACCGCTTGCCCAAGCTGCTATGTTGTACTCGGAAGAAGAAATCTCGGAAGTACAGAAACTTGTGGTCGAAATCACCGAAGGTGAAATCACCTCAGTTCGTTCTCCCAAGATGCGGGAATGGGTTCAGTCGCGGGTTGGTGAAGAGGCGCTCAAGCTCATGGAGAGTTACAAAGAGGGTCGAAAGAAGTATTCTATTGACAAGAATGTCCGCAATACTCTCTTAGCTTTCGCTGACGAAAACCCAGACCAAGTACCGCCTCACGTCGCTGACGTAATTCAATGCGCCGATGACTTGTGGGCTTCATCTGTTGCCAAGTTTCAACGCATGATTAATTTGGCTGATGAAGAAGATCACAGGGTTCGAGGCGCGTTCGTGTTTGCTGGCGGTGCTGCTACCGGTAGAGCTTCCAGCTTTGGGCTACAAGTTCACAACTTTACGCGTAAGTGCGCTAAGAACCCTGAAGCGGTGCGCGATGCAATGGTCAAAGACGGTGATATTGTGCCGCAATACGGCAAACGCGTAACCGATGTACTCAAAGGGATGCTGCGTCCAGCGTTAATTCCTGCTAAAGGTAAATACTTAGTAGTAGCAGACTGGGCAGGTATCGAAGCGCGATGCAATCCGTGGCTTTCAAATCAACCGACGGCAGAAGGCGTACTCGATGTGTTTCGCGCTGGAAAGGATATTTATGTTAAAGAAGCTGCAAGTATATTTAGCTGTTCAGAAAATGAAGTTACTGACTCTAAAAGACAGATTGGCAAGGTCGCTATTCTTTCATGTGGTTATGGTGGTGGCATTGGTGCTTTTGCTGCGATGGGTCGCAATTACGGTGTGGTTCTACCCGAATCTGACGCCAAACGAACGGTGGATGCGTGGCGTCGGGCAAACCAGTGGGCGGTGCATTACTGGCAGGAGCTTGAAACAGCCTATACCCGCGCTTTGCGTAATCCGGGTTACGAATTTTCTGCGGGTCGAGTAACGTATTTGTACGATACGCAGCATCTTTGGTACGCACTTCCAAGCGGACGCGTGTTATGCTACCCCTATGCCCGCTTAGATGAGGAGGGGGTTTCCTATGCGAAAGCGGCGTGGAAACCGGCTGCGATGGCTACCGAATGGGCTAGAGCTAGACTTTGGAAAGGGCTTGCTTGCGAGAACATTACGCAAGCGGTTGCCAACGACATATTGCGTAACGCTTTACGTCAATTAAATGATGTCGTTTTGCACGTTCACGATGAAATTGTTATCGAAACAGATCGCCCAGAAGAAGTAAAATGTCAGATGGAATCAGTCATGCGTCAATCGCCCGTTTGGGCTGAGGGCTTACCCTTAGACGTAGAGATTAAGATTATGTCCAGATATGGAAAGTAGTAAACTGATTGTCCAATAAAGCGAAAAGGTCTAAACCCTTATGAGATTTAGACCTTTTCTAACCAATAACTAGAGGATTAAATGGCTTCCAAAATAATATCACAAATTGATTTTATTGAATTTTTATCAAAACTCCCTGCTGAAGGTGAAACGCTTCTCCTAGTCCATCAAAAACCAGTTACCCTCAAGGGTGAGCCGGTGTTTCACAACGACGGTACTCCAAAATACACTTGGGTGCCTTCCTTGCCTACCAAAATCAAACCTGATACAGCGCTTTATGTAAACACAGGCAGCTTTATGATTGATCGCTTTCAATCAGGCAAGCTATCTGCCTCGTCCGCTAATTGCGAGTACGTCCTGTTCTTAATGCTAGATGACATCGGTACCAAGTCTAAGACGCCGCCGCTAGAGCCTACATGGAAGATCGAAACATCCCCCGGCAATCAGCAGTGGGGCTACATATTTGATCTAGACAATCAACCTACCAAGGGTGAGTTCACCGCAGCCATTACAGCGATTGCTGCCGCAGGTTACACCGATGGCGGAGCCACGAACGCAGTACGCAACGTGCGAGTCCCCGGCTCAATTAATTTGAAGGCTGGCAAGGATAACTTTGCAGCCAAGTTGCTAGAGTTCCATGCGGATCGAGAGTTCACGCTGGAACAGATTTGCGACGCATTGGGAGTGGTGCCGAGTGATGCCGACACTGCTTCCATGCAGTCCATTGCACTTAAAGATGATGGCGATGATGACATCTTGCAGTGGATTTCTGACAACTCAATGCTGTTAGAGTCAGCTAACGGTGCTGGCTGGTATGGCATTGTTTGTCCTAACGCTGCCGAGCATAGCGATGGCAATCCAATGGCACGTTATCACCCCGTCAATCGGGCGTTTTGTTGCTATCACGAGCATTGCCAAGGCTTTGACTCTTACGCCTACTTAGATTGGGCTGCCCAGAATGGCGCTCCTAAGCACCAGCCGGGCATACGCCAAGAGTTGTTAGTAGAAAAGATGGCAAAGGCTTTAGAAAAGTTAACCCCCAATGAAATGTTTTCAGACTCTAGCGAACGCCTAGCTGAAATACAACGTAAAGAATTATCCAGAATAGAAAAGGAAGATTGGTATGAACGATTCGCGTATGTCCAAGACGACGACGCTTACTTCGATCTTGTCGAAAGACGGGAGATCTCTAGAGGCACGTTTAACGCAATATTTCGACATATTAATTGCAGATCAATTCACACCGGACGCAAGATCGAAGCCTCAGTCTGCTACGACGAAAACAGACAAGCCCACAACGCAAAAGTTGTAGTCGGCATTACTTACGCGGCTGGCGAGTCAGTGCTCGTTGGGCGCGAAGGCGATGTGTACGGCAATCGTTGGATCGACGCGCGCCCTGATGTAGAGAATACGCAAGTTGCGGACATTTCTATCTGGACAGAGCTTGTTGAGCGCCTTGTGCCAGACGAGCATGACCGCAATCATCTGCTAGACATCATGGCATTCAAGCTACAGAACCCGCATATCAAAATCAATCACGCTGTATTGCACGTTGGCGATGAAGGCTGCGGCAAAGATACCATGTGGGCGCCGTTCATCTGGTCAGTCTGTGGAGCACGTTTAAAGAACCGTGGTTACATGGATAGCGATAGCTTGCACTCGCAGTGGGGCTATAGCTTAGAGTCTGAGATTCTCATCATTAACGAATTGAAAGAACCAGATGCAGCAGCTCGCCGTGCATTGGCTAACAAACTCAAGCCAATCATTGCAGCGCCACCTGAAATGCTGGACATCAATCGTAAGGGTTTACACCCATATCAAATGGCTAATCGTGTGTTCGTTCTAGCATTCTCGAACGAGCAGATTCCAATCAGCTTGGCTTCACAAGACCGCCGTTGGTTTGCCATTCAATCGGATAGCCCACGAATGATGGATAACGAAGGCAAGCAAATCTGGGATTGGTATTTATCTGGGGGCTTTGAACAAATAGCTGCCAGCTTGTGGGATCGTGATGTGTCTGCATTTAATCCGGGTGCAACACCGGGCATGACTGAGTTCAAGCTCAATCTGATCGAGCATGGTAGGTCAATGGCTGAGTCCTTCATTGTTGAAATGATGACTAAACGTGCTGGCGAGTTTGCTAGAGGCGTCATTGGCTCACCATTTCACGCTATCTGCGATAAGCTAGCAGCGGTGGCACCATCGGGAACCAAGGTACCCCAAGCCGCTTTGCTTCATGCACTCAAAGAGGCGGGCTGGGTTGACATGGGGCGCCTTGCATCAAGCGACTATCCAAACAAGAAACATATCTTTGCAGCCCCTGAAGTGCGGGATCAATACAAAAAGTCAGAACTTCGGCGTATGATTGAAGTACCACCAGAGCCAAAAGCCGTAGTATTAGATATGAAACGGAGCGCATAATGACTCAAGAAGAACTGTTTGATTTAAGTGAAGAGGCTGGCTTTAACGCATTGGAGATTGTGTGCGTTGAGCCAGAGCTAATGAAGCTAGCCGAGTTGATTGAGGGTAGAGCTATCAGCCGTCTGCTGTCAGCTCCTGAAGGCTATGTTATGTATACACCATGTCGGTTACACTAGAGGGGTACCCTAAGCGCTTAGGTTATTACTTTTTCTAGGAAAATATAATGAATAAACCCGTCAAATCCGATTCAGGTGCCGTTAAGTTTACGCTGTCTAAAGCAGCTAAAGCATTGGGTACTAAAGGTGGGCATGTTAGCTCACCGGCTAAAACACAAGCCGTTCGCAATAATGGCAAGTTGGGCGGACGCCCAACCAAAGGATAGTAGGAAGCCCTCTTAGGGGTGAAAGCGGATGCAGTCGCACAGCGTAAGTTTACTGTCGCGTAGTCTGAGAGGCTAACTGACGCAGCGAGTAGCCCCACTTTTTTGCGCCGTTGGCGGCGCAAATGTCAGATTTAGACGTTGTTTTTATGAAACAAGTTGTATAAAAACAACGTTTTAAAATGACAATCAATAAAATCAATGACTTACGGCGTTTTCTTCATGTTTTTTCTAGGTTTATTTTTAGCGCGCGCCCGTCCGCGCCATATAGCACAAGGGCTTTAAAGGCGCGGGCGTTATGCCATAAGGTGCGGCGGCGCGCTTTACAATCCCGCAGGTAAAACTTTACAATCCGGCGGGTAAAACTTTACAATCCGACGGGTAAAACTTTACAATCACGCGGCGCGGGTTTACATTCAATTTTTAAAGGGCGCAAGGGATCGCGCAAGGCGCAACGGCTTGCGAATAGTGCAGGGGCGCTATTCTCGAAAATACCCCGCGCGCCTCTAGCGCTCGCGATACTTGCGACAATAGCCCGCCCGCCTAGCGTTTAGAAAATAGCGCGAGGCTATCAGCTAACAGCTAAGGGCTAATAAGAGAAAAAGCCGCCCTATAAGGCGGCATTGTTTATCTAGTCATATTTAATCAACGGCTAGCCAATAATTGACGGCGAGGGCTTCGCGGCGCTCTCTAGCCTTGATAACGTCGCGCCGGTATTCTCTTAATTTATCCGTTAGCGCGTCGCATATTGCGCCGCCTAGATCAATTCCCGCCTTGCGTTGCGCGCGAATGGCTGCAATTAAGCCGCGCGCCGTTTTGCGCGCTTCGCTTATCTCTTGGGCTAGCTCTTCGCGTTGCTGCTCCGCCTGATATTGCGCGTCCGCTTCGCGGCTTGCCTCGGCTTCGCGCTCGGCTAGATAATCAGCAATTCGCGCCGCGTCATATATCGCAGATTGTTGCGCCAAATCTTGCGGATCATTCGGGGCAAATTGCCCGCGGTTTAGATAAATTGTCGCTATGTCACAATCAGAATAAGCGATAGCGGGCGCGATAAATACGCCCTTTTTGCCCGCCTTGATCTTCACAATATAGGGTTTAATTAGCTCCATCTGAAAATTGTCAGCATAATAACCCGAATAATCAAAAACGCGGGGGCTAATTTCTTGAATTGGCGTGACGTCAAATCCGTTAAGATCATAACGACGCATATTGCCCGCGTCGTCATAATCGTTAGCGCTATCGTACTTAATCCATCCCTTGCGCCCGTATTTCACCTGATACTCTAGCGCGCTTTTATACGCTCCGGCGGGATCGTGCCGCGCGTTTTTCTCGGCGCGCGTTTTAATAGCGGCAAGCCGCCCGCTTAATAGATAATTGATTTTTTGCATGGTTTAACCCTCTAGAATTAAAACAAAATCGGGCAAAATTACCCGCCAAAAAACCCCGCCAATAGATCAAGGCGGGGCGTTTTAACTGATAATTTTAGGCTTCTAAAACTTCTATCTCTAGATCGCGGCGGCTTTCAGCGTCGCCCGCTTCGCCTCTTATCGCAAGCGCGGCGGCTTCTTCGCGGCTTTCAGCTTCTACCTTGTAACATTCAATTACCGTTATATAAACTTCATATTCAATTTTCATTTTTTTTCACCTTTTAAAATAGCTCTAATTGCTGATAGCTTGGGGCTTGGGGCGCTTGCTCTTCGGGCGGCAATAACGCGGCGCGGATCGCGTTTATTTGCTCGCATAGCTCGCGCAAGTTATAAGTGGTAAAAATAATCCCCCCGCCATATTGTTTATTATGGAATTTTTTTCCGCCTAGCTTGCGGGCGCGGGCTAACGCTATATTGTATTTTTGCGTTATTTTATCTAACCCTAAATAGCCCTCTAGATCGCTCGGCACGGTTAAGCTAAGAAAATGGCATACATAGCGCGGGTTGCCGTTTACGTCATTATTTGCGCGGGTAAAATCTTCGGAAGTAATCATTTTTTATGCTCCTTGAATAAAGTTGATTTTTACAAATTCGAGCTTGCGCCGGTCATATTGAATATGTTTTTTTAACTCTTCGCGGGCGCATTCTTCGGGCGTTTTGTTTGCATATAGTGGCGCTTGATCTTCGCGCAAGCCGCCCAAAACGCAGTCAAAATATTGAAAATAAATAGTAGCTAGGGGCTTGGAGCTATCGCGTAAATATTGCACGGCTTCACCTAAGCAATTATCGGCACAATATAGGGAGCTATTTGCCTCGCGATCAAGCGCAGGATTGTCTAATAGCTCATAGATAAGGGCTTGCGCCGCTTGTAGTTTTTCGATCATTTTAGAATTTTGCATTATTCGCCCCCTATTTCTGTTATTGTCGGCGCGCTATGATCCCATTCGCTATGCTCTTCGGTTTCCCAATACGGATCTACATCTCCGTTATATTCGCCCCCGCCGTCATACATGAGCGCCTCGAAGCGCGCCGGATCGTTTAAGATCGCGCGGGCTTGCTCTTCGTTTTCGGCGTCAATAACTAAGCCGACGCGCTGCCATAAAGTTATTTTTTCGTCCGTGTAAACTCTAAATTTAGCCATTTTTTAACCCTCTATTAAATTTAACTGAATTGCCATTTTTTCTATTTCATTCCACGCTATCGAATGGCAGCCGACGATAAGCGTATTTCCATCAAAACTATTAAAACGATAAGATCCCAAATTGATATTGTGCAGCCCCGCCTCTAGCTTGTTGCCGGTGCGCTTGGCGCGATCTAATAGCGGATAGATTTTGAGCGCGTCAGCGACGGGTATTTGAGCGCCGCGGCTTGTTTGTATGTTTTCGCCCTTAATTCTTAAAACCGTATCGCAATAATTAAACCCGTGGGAAGGTACGTATTCGCCCGCTTGCCATAAAGCGAGGCGCTCGCTAGCCTCTAGCGCGGATTTTTTCTCATATTCAGCGCGGCGAATTGTCGCCTTAGCTTCTCGCTCGCGGGCGGCTATTGCGCCATATTCGCGGCTATCATCTTCGTCAGTGGTTGAGCAAGTAAAGCCGGGCGCGTCGATCTTGAGCGCGTCACAATACGCGATAGCCGCGCGGCTATTGGCGAATATCTCGCTCGCTATTTTGGCGCGTCCTAGCTTATTTTTCTTTTCGCCAAATTCAGCGCGCAAGCGCTCAACGCGCCGCGCCCATATATCTAGATTATGGGAAGCCGGGCGGCTTGGATCGTCGCAATACACAATCTGATAGCTATCAGGAATAGCCGCGCGGATAATGCTTTTATGTTTGCTCGTTGAGTTTGAATAGCCGCGATCCGTAAATAAAACAATATCGCCAAATTCGGGCGCGAAGCGGGCGACGGGAAAATGCCGCCCATAACTATAAACCGTATCGCCTTCAAAAAAGATATTGCCCGCCCGCCCTTCGGATTGTGATTGAGAAGCCCATATATGCGCCACTTCGTTATGACTAGAAAAAACTGTTTTCATGATTAAAACCCCCTTAATAAGTTATAGGCTAAAAACGCGCCCAAAATTGCGCCCATAACGCAAGCGCCCAAAAGATCCCAAATTGTTGTCTTTTTGTTTTCCACTATTTGCCCGCCTTTACTGTTTATTGGTTAAATTGTCATTTTTTGCTACTTGCTAAACTACAAAATCAGTATACGCCTTTTTTCTGATAGTGCAACAAATTATTTTACATTTTGTTGCGTTTTTGCAAATTGTCATTTTTTGTGGGCTTTTTGGGTCATGTTTTGGGTCAAGGTTTTGGGGGGCGTGACCTATGCAAGGGGGTATATAGAGCGAGGCTTGGGGCTTGTTATAGGTTAAATTGTCATTTTATTTATATTTAATAGGTTTAAATATGAGATTTTTAAGAATATACCGTGATATTTTGGCGCTAACCTTTTTCGAAATGACAATTGACCTATTTGACCTATAATTTTTGATCGTGCAAAAACCGGTAATTTTAGCCGTGAGCTGATAGCTAACAGCGTAAAAATTTGCGTTGTGCTAACAGCGTATCAGTTTGCATTGTGCTAACAGCTAACAGCTAACAGCTAACAGCTAACAGCTAACCCTATTCTAGGTAAATTTTGCCCCCGCCTCGCTCCGGTTTAAATTTCAAGCCGTTAGCTGATAGCTTTCAGCATCTAGCCCCGTGATCGCGCGTGACAATTTGACCTATTTTTATTTGACATAATAGCGGTTATACGCAAGCCGTCAGCTAAAAGCTAACAGCTAACAGCTAGGGGCTTACAGCATAAGGGCTAGCGGGCGCGATCACCCGCCGCGCCTTATAGTATATAGCCCCGCATTTTTGCCATATAAAAACGAAAAAGGGGGTCATTACTTTAGGTGAGTGCAGAGAATCGGGTTTTTAATCTAAGATTTATGCAAAAAAGTCTTTTGCAAATCGGCTACAAAAATTTTTAAAAAATAAAACTAAGTTAGTAACTACTAACTTAAAAATGTAGCACATATTACACAAACAGCCCTTAGCTCTAAGCTCATAGGGTAAACCCTAATGCTTGCTTATTTAAGGGTTTGTGCTAATATCGGCTCATCTGTCAACCTTTAGGAGAATCTATGGAACGCTTTACACCCGATCCGCTATTTTTCTCCATTGACCATAAAGCTGACGCACCTGCTACCGCAACCGAAGAAGAGTTGTTGCGTATTTACGACGCGGCGTTCCGTGGACTCACCGGCGACTCGCTGGCAATCGCGGCAGGGTTTTTACCAGTAGACTTTAATCGTCTTTGCCAATTTGACCCAAAAGCGGCTGAAGCCGTAATGTTTGCCAGAGCTGCTAACCACGCTAAAGTAAGTGGTGCCTTAATGAAGAACGCTCTTAATGGTGATACTAAAGCGGCGACTACTGTATTGACTCACCTACACGGTTGGAAGCCAGCTAAACCAGAAGCTGATGGCACCAATGAATTACGCATCATTGTTGAGAACTCACTGCCCGATCCAAAAATTGAAAGCTAACAGCTAATGGCTGACGTCCGAAGAGTCAAGTTACCAGTTTTACATTCAGGGCAAGAAGCCCTGTTTTTACAACAAAAAAGATTAAACGTAGTGCGCTGCGGGCGACGCTGGGGTAAGACTCGCATGATGGAATGGCTTGCAGCTAAGGGCGCTTGCAATGGGCTATCAGTTGGGCTGTTCACTCCCGAGTACAAGCAGTTGTCTGAACCGTGGAGCAACCTGCGCGACATGTTAGATCCCGTGGTCAAGTCCGCCAACCGTAACGACGGTACCATCAAGATTATGGGCGGCGGCAAGATTGACTTCTGGGCGCTCAACGACAACCCGTTAGCAGGTCGCGGGCGCGAGTATGATCTGGTGCTGATTGACGAAGCGGCGTTTACAAAAAGCCCGCAGATGTTAGATGAACTCTGGTTCAAGTCAATTAAACCTACCATGCTGACAACCAAAGGTATTGGGTGGGTATTTTCTACGCCAAACGGGGTAGACGCTAGCAACTTCTTTTGGGCGGCAAGTAACGATCCCGAGTTGGGGTTTGTGCCGTTCCATGCGCCTACTAGTACAAACCCTTACGTTCCGCTAGATGAGTTAGAGCGTGAGCGCCAGCGCAACCATCCGCAAGTGTTCCAGCAAGAGTATCTTGCTGAGTTCGTCGACTGGTCTAGTGTTGCCATCCTGTCGATTGACAAAATGCTCGTTGATGGATTGCCCGTCCCCTACCCCGAAAGGGCGGACGCGGTGTTTGCCGTTATGGACACTGCGGTCAAAGGTGGTAAGCAACACGATGGCACCGCGGTGGTGTTCTTTGCGCTCAACGAGTTTGGCATTCCGCTGACAGTTCTCGATTGGGACGTAGTGCAGATTGACGGCGGGCTATTGGAGCATTGGATTCCTAGCATTTACCGTAGGCTAGAAGAATTAGCCGTACAGGTCAAAGCTGTCTATGGATCGGTGGGAATATTTACTGAAGATACCGCTACTGGCTCGATTCTATTGCAGCAAGCTGACAACCGTGGCTGGAATATGAGAGCTATTGACAGTAAGCTCACTCAACTTGGTAAAGATGAGCGCGTGGTCAACGTGTCGGGCTACGTCCATCAAGAACAAATGAAGATTAGCGAGTATGCGTTCAACAAAACCGTTGGATTTAAGGGCGCGACTCGCAATCACTTGATTACTCAGCTATCTGCGTTTAGACTAGGTGATCCTGATGCCCACAAGCGCGCAGACGATTTATTAGATTGCACAGTCTATGGAATTGCGCTAGGATTAGGCAATAAGCTCGGATTCTAATGGTATGATGGGCAATCTATTTATAGGATTATTTTATGGCTGACGTCACCGTATCCAATACAGGCTTACCATCCCCGTTGATGGATTTCTTACAGTCAGAAGCGATTGAACCGGGCAGCCCTGTTGGTTATCAGACTTGTAAAGCCATTTTTGAGTTTCATCCATTAGCCCCAAAAATTATTGAAAAGCCAATCGTATTGGCGTTAGCAAAGCCACGCTTAATTGCGATGGATTGTCACCCAAAGGAAATGTTGATTAAAGCATTTCAAGAAGAATGGGATCGCCTCGATGCAACCAATGAGATTCGCGATGTGACGTTTTTAAAACGCGTGTATGGTGTAGCTGCTATCGTATATGGCGCCGAAGGCATTCCAACTGACCAAGAAATTGATCCTTGGAAGTTGCCTGATTTAAATATTTACTTTAACAAGCTTGACCCGTTAAACCTTGCTGGCTCAACTGTCACCAACCAAAACCCGAATGCGCCAGACTTTCAAAAGCCGTTGCAATTTATTACGGCTGCGGGTCAACCCTACCATCCAAGTCGTAGCTGTATCGTTTATAACAATACGCCGATTTATTTAGCATACCAGCCATCCGGTTTCGGTTTCACAGGTCGTTCTGTATTCCAGCGCGCCCTGTATCCTTTGAAATCATTTGTTCAGTCTATGGTCACTGACGATTTGGTCACTTTCAAAGCGGGTCTGCTGGTTATTAAACAAAAGCAATCGGGTTCAATCGTAAACCGTTTGATGCAAACTGCTGCTGGAATTAAGCGTAGCTACTTGCAACAAGGCACTACCGGCAACGTGTTGTCGATTGATATTGATGAAGATATTGAGTCTATCGACTTGAATAACACCGACACTGCCATGACTACCGCGCGCGACAACATCATCGCCAACATCGCGGCAGCTACGGACGTGCCAGCCATCTTGCTAAAAGATGAAGCCTTAGCAAACAGCTTTGCAGAAGGTTCTCAAGACGCTATTGCTATCGCCCAGTATGTCACTGGCTTGCGTAACGATATGCGCTCCCTATTCACATTCTTTGACAAGATCGTGATGCACCGCGCATGGAACAAGCAATTCTTTGAAGCCATTCAGAACAAATACCCTGAAATGTACGCTAATAAAACGTACGAACAGGCATTTTATGAGTGGAAAGACGCATTTACCCCAACTTGGGACTCTATGATTGAGGAAACCCCAAGCGAACTGGTTAAAACAGAAGAGGTAAAACTCAAAGGCATTAACGAAATGCTTCGCACTCTGTTGCCAGTGGTAAATCCAGAAAACAGAGCTGTATTGATTCAGTGGGCGCAAGACAATCTGGCTGAAATGCCCGAAATGTTCAAATCAACTATGCAGTTGGATTTTGATGCCATCGCTGATTATGAGCCACCTACCCCGCTGACAGCCCCAACCGAGCCACCTCACGCTAAGGATTGATTGTGACTTTTTACGAAGTCCTCACCGCAGCGGTCAATGATTTCATCAAATACGGGTTTGATAATCAGGAAAGGCTCAATTATTGGCTAAAAGAGCTAAAAACTGCGGCTGTAAAATCATTAATTACGCCTGAAAGACTGCAAAAAGAATTAGAGCGCTCTTTGAAAGGTGCTTTTGACCGTTTAGTCACTAAAGGTGGGCTAGTAAATAAGGATGTCAGCCGCTTTACGGTAGACAGACTAAAGCCGCAAATGCGAGCTGAATTGGATAGGCGCATATTAGCCTCGGTCAATTTGATTAAATACAACCGCGAAGAAACGATCAGCAATATGTTGCGTCGTTTTTCTGGCTGGGCAACTTCAATTCCAATTGGCGGTAGCGATACTGTCGATAAAAGAGAAGAAAAGAAACAAGTTAAAAAGTCTTTAGGTTTATTGCCGTTTAAAGAACGCCGCGTAATTATTGACCAAACACACAAATTAATTAATAACATTAATGAAATAGTAGCTTTAGATAACGGTGCAATTGCAGCAAAATGGCATAGCAATTGGCAACAATCTGGCTACAACTATCGCGAAGATCATAAAGAATTAGATGAAAAAATATTTTTGATACCGGGAAGTTGGGCGCAAAAAGATGGTTACGTTAAGCCTAAAAATGGATATACTAACGATGTAGTCGCGCCCGGTGAAGAGGTATATTGCCGGTGTCGTTATAAATATTTGTACAGAGTTAGCCAGTTACCAGATGAAATGGTGACACAAAAGGGCAAAGAAGCGTTACAATCCAAAAAAGTTTATTAGGGTTTAACCTATGCCATTCAAGTCGGAAAACCAAAGAAAAGCGATGTACGCTGCTGCCGCAGGGCATTCTAATATTGGTATTCCAAAATCTGTTGGCGAAAAATTTATTAAGCATAAAGACGATAATGACATTGAATGGCTTAATGAATTAATACAAAATGAAATGCTGGCTAAACAGATTAAGGGTGACGAAATACCCGATGAGCCAACAGTTTTAGCTACTCCAGATAACATCACAGTTCGCACTGGCACATTAAGCCACGAACTAAAAAAACTTCAAATTAAAGATATTGGTGAAAAATTACACCAAGTAATTCAACATATTGAAACTTTGAAAAAAGATGACGACTGCGATGAAGCTGTTGTCCCCCGTTTTGGCGAAGATTCTGAAGCTTGGCAAACTAAAGAAGGTAAAAACAAAAATGGCGGCTTAAATGAAAAAGGTCGTGAGTCTTACAATAAAGAACACGGCGCCCACTTAAAAGCCCCGCAACCAGAAGGCGGCTCTCGTAAAGAGTCTTTCTGCGCGCGTATGAAGGGCATGAAAGCCAAATTAACGTCTGAAAAGACCGCGCATGATCCTAATTCAAGAATTAATAAATCGTTGAAAAAATGGAAATGCGATGCCGATGAAGCTCAAAGCCATTTAGAAGAAATGTGCGACGCTTTAATTGAGTACGCCCAAGCTATTCCCGATGACGACCCATGCTGGGAAGGTTATGAGCAATACGGGATGAAGGAAAAGAATGGCGAAGAAGTGCCTAATTGTGTTCCAAAGTCAGATAACGAAGCTATCGAAGAAAATCTTGACCTCGTACCAGCGACTCCAAAAGAAGTAAAACCTGAAGCCAATGATGCTGGAGCAAACGGCAGAGCTTCTGGTATTATGTTCATTACGCCAGATGAAGAAGTTTTATTAATTCGCCGCGGTATGGGCGGCGGTGATTACCCCGGTACTTGGTGCGTCCCCGGCGGACACCAAAAAGGCGACGAAACGCTTGAAGAAACAGCCCGCAGAGAATGTAAAGAAGAAACTGGTATTGACTATAAAGGTGATTTAGAGCTTTTATATGACGACGGACAGTTTGCTTATTATGTAGCGCGCAATTTTGTTAAAGAACCAGTAACGCTAAACTATGAATCTTCTGGTTCCGATTGGTGTACTCCAGCCATTCCTCCGCTTCCATTGCACCCCGGCATTGAAAATGCGTTCAAGATTGCAATGGCTAAAACAGAAACCGACATTGCTAAATTAATCAGCCAAGATCTTTTAGCTAGCCCGCAGATGTATGCCAACATTGGTTTGTTTGCAATTCGCATCACTGGCACGGGTTTGGCTTTTAGATCTTCTATTGGCGAACATGTATGGCGCGATCCATCGCTCTATTTGAATCAAGAGTTTTTAGAGCGTTGCAATGGCTTGATGGTTATTATGGATCATCCTGAAACGCAAGTATTGACAACTGAAGAGTTTAATAAACGCGCAGTTGGTTCAATTATGTTGCCTTACATTAAAGGCGACGAAGTTTGGGGCATCGCCAAAATCTACGATAAAGACGCAATTAACGAAATTTGTGAAGGCGATATTTCGACTTCCCCAGCAGTTGTTTTTGATGAAACTGCTGGTAACATTACACTTACAACCGAGAATGGCGAGCCACTCTTGATTGAGGGTGTGCCATTCCTTTTGGATCACATAGCAATCGTTACAAAAGCTAGAGGTTCAAAAGGAGTATGGGACAAAGGCGGCGACGCTGCTGGAGTTTTATTAACTAACAATGAGGTGTCTGAAAATGACTGAAAATAAGATTGAGCCAAAGGCAGATGCCCAAGGCGATAAATTGGATGCCATTCTCTCCTTGCTAAGTAAGACAATTACTCGCATCGACGAAATGGAAAAGAATCTTCCTGCTGCACCGTTAGTCACTGCTGCTGATAAAAAAGCAAAGAAAGACGACGATTCTAAGCATCGTAAAGATGACGACGAAGAAGAGGAAGAAGAAGCTAAGAAAGATGACGATGAGTCTGAAGCCAAAGCGAAGAAGTTTATGATGCGTAAAGCTAAGAAGGATGCAGAAGGTTCTAATCCTAAAGAGCACGACGAAGGCGAAATCAAGCCAGACGACGAAGGCGAAATGAAAGAACCCGGTCACATGGAGTTCAAAAAAGACGACGACGAAATGTGCGATGACGACGAAGAAGCCGCTAAAAAAGACGACGAAGAAGCTGCTTATGCTGATTGCCAAGCTAAAGCTGACTCTGTGTATTCTGCTTTCGGTAAATCTGCTTCCCGTCCATTGCAAGGTGAAAGCTTAACTGCTTATCGCAAACGTATGGTTCGTGGTTTGCAAGCTCATAGCGACGAAATGAAAAACGTAAACATTAACGCTATCAAAGACGAAGCTATGCTTTCAGTCGTTGAAAAACGTGTTTATGCTGACGCTTTAGCAGCATCCCGTGGCACAGGCGCAATCGCAAAAGGTCAATTGATCGAATTGCACAAAAAAGACCGCGCTGGTCGTACCATCACAGAGTTCCGTGGTGATATGGAAGCTTGGTTAGGCGATTTCAAACTCCCAACACATCGGGTAATGAAATTTAATACTGAAAATACAAAGCGATAAGGATTAAGCCATGACCGCACAAATTTCTCTACAACCAATGGTAACAACCAACGCTGCTGGCTTATTCAATGTCAACTCCGCTGGCTTTACCCAAGGCGATGCACTCGACGATCCAGCAGTTAAGTTTGCGCTGGCTGGTGGTGTACTTTCAACTGCTGCAACAACACCTTTATGGGGTGGCGTTCCAATCGCTGAAACTATTCCTACAGCACAAACTGGTTTTTACGCTGGTGATACACAACCCGGTACAGATACACTTGGTGGCACATTAGTTCAAGCTACAGCTTCTATTGCTCCAACTGGTATTTCTGTATTTAACCAAGCTTTCCAAGGTATCACTACCCCACAAAGCACAGCTCCTTTGTATTCTCCCGGCATGTCCGTAAACTTCTACCGTTTCGGTAGCGGCGCGCGTATTCCATTGCCTTGCGATGCAAGCGTTGTAGCTTTGGCAGGTTCTTCTATTGTTGAAACTGTTTATTGGGATGTAGTAAATTTCCGTTTAACAACAACCGCAACAAGCAACTTTGCTGTTCCTTGCAAAATCTTGCGTATCAGTACATCTGGTAACAAGATCGTAAGCTATAGCTCTGTTACTGGTAACGCTAACTGGTCTAATACCATTGTTGGTGGTTCTTCTGCTGCTCCTGTAGCAGTAGTTCAAATCTAAGAAAGGACTAGATCATGTCAGGTTTTGCACCTTCATTTGTAACAGTTAATCCGCATCACATGATGCCTGAGCTAATCATGCAATATAGCTTGGCTTCCGGTGCGTTTACAACCCTCGCAACAGAGAACCCAATGCCACGCTTAGGCGAAGCTGACCTTTACGTTTACGCTAAAAAAGTTCAGTTGACGACTCAAGTATCTGCTAACCAATCGACTGCTAACCAGTTGCCAAGCGCATCTGTTATTCCTTCGATGATTAGTACTGCTACTTATCGTCTGCAAACCCGTGCTCAGTATGACAACTTCGACGAAGCTGCTACTGGTGCTTGGGGCTATGCACTCCCAGAAGCTCTTCGTTTAGCTGCCCGTCAGGGTATTGCTCAACAGTTGCGTAATGCTCTTCTCTACGGCTACAACCCAGCCAACGGCGAAGGCTTGCTCAATACTGCTGGCGCAACTCGCGTAAACTTGGGCGCTGATAGCAATGGCAACACTGGCTACAGCACTTGGGATTCTGGTCAATTAGCTCAGTTCTTGTTGAACATGATTGGTAACTTAAAAACTACCACTTTGCAAATTGGTCAGCCATTGCGTATGGTATTCCTTGCTCCACAACGCTTCATTCAACAAATCTCTTACGGTGGCATCGTGTCCTTGACACAATTCCAACGTATTGGCGCCGGTGTAGAAACTGCCGCTGGATTGGTTGAAACTGTTGCTCAGTGGGCAGGTGGTGACGATGTATCTTTCGCTGCTGATGACACTCTCATCGGTCAAGGCTACGGCGGCACTGACGCAATCATCTTGGTTGCTCCAGAACTGAAGATCCCTCAAGCTAATGCTCGTATTAACACCAACGTATTTGCTACTTTGACACCAAATCAAACAGCAACAACATTGATGCTTTGCGACGTAGCTGCACCTACAGAGATTCCTACTCCATTGCCAGACGGTGGTATTACTACCCTCTACACAATGCGTAGCACCTCTGGTTGGGGTATCCGTCCAGAAGGCATGACAATCTTGTCCGCTGCTTACTAAAATCCTGCGTGAGGATTTAACCACCCTTCGGGGTGGTTTTTTGTTAACATAGAAGAACTCTAGTGATGCAGAGATAATCTTTATGGGGGAGTCGGGGGTCAAAAGCCCCGCATCATCGGCTCTCCCACCCATTTAGGGGAAAGTTATGGAACTTTATATAGCAAATTGCAGTAAACAGGATTTTTTATTCACTTACATGCTGCCTGAGAATTTCAGACCGTTTTCTCATAAAATTCGGGCTGGCGCACAAATTCGCTTGGTTCAAACCCAAGTAGAAGCAGATACGATTATTAAGCAACATCTACCTTATGGCATGATGGAAGCTACTAAAGTTTCCAAGGGTTTTGGTGGTCTTTGCTATCGTATTGGAAAACCTATTAGCGTAGAAGCAATTGAGGCAGGTATTAGTCAATCTGACCAAGAAAATATTGACCGCGCTCAAGAAGCTAGAAGCATTACCGCAGCAGCACAAGATCAAATTATTTCGCTAAAAGCCCAAGAAATGGGTATTAAGCAAAAAGGCGGAATTGAATTTGAAATTACGGAAGATAAAAAGAACGCCGCGGATCAAGAACCTAAATTCGATCAAAAGATCGAAGTAATCCATGAGGGTGAAGCACCTAAAGGACGTGGTAGACCAAGAAGTAAATAGAAAAGAGTCCCCTTATGGGGACTTTTGCTTTAGAATATAGAAAATCTTTCTAGGATGGTTCTATGGCTGATCCAATTGTTTCGCCACCTTCATTAAGCGGTTTCATTGCGTGGGCGCAAGCTGTTATGGGTATTCCCACAACTGCCATGTCACCAACTGATCCCGGTTGGAATTATGCGTATGTAGTAGCTTTGGATATTGTTCCAACTGATTTTGCTTCAGTAATACCTGATATTTACACTTTGACGGTCTACAACTGGGCAGGAAGCCAGCTATTACAGTTTCAACAAGATTACCTTGGGCAGACATACTTTACTCAATTACGCGCGCAATTTGGTATTAATAACTTTGTAGCGGGCGTTGTAAACTCTGCTGGCGACGTTAGCACCCATGAAGCTTTGTCTATAGGTCATGGTTTGCGTGATTTAAGCTTGTTAGACTTGCAACGTATTAAAGACCCTTACGGGCGCGTAGCGCTGTCCTACATGCAACAACTCGGCACACTCTGGGGCTTAACTTGATTAAATTAGGTCTAGGCGTTAATGACGTTCCAGAGCCTTATGGGAATAAATCTACCTATGAGGTAGGAAAAGAACTTGAAAAAAACTATGGTTTATTTTCAATGTTTTATAACCATGAAAAAAAAGATATTGCTGACTGGATTAGCAAAGACGCTGCCGTTGGTTTAGAAATGATGATGGCGGGGCAAGACGTAGATATCGCTAAAGTTTTTGCCGTAAGTTCAGAAGAAATTACCGATAAAATGCACAAGTTCATTACTTCTCAAGAAGTTGAACGTGTAGCGTCTATTTATGGTGAACAAGGTATACCTACTCAAGCTGCTTTAGAAGGTAGAAGTTATCGTTTTGAAAAAGGCGTTACTGCTAAACGCTGGGTAAAAGGCACAAAACGCGGCAAAGGCAAAGAATACTTAAAACGCGCTGCGCGCCCTTCGTTTATATACTCTGGCGTGTTTGAAGCATCGTTAAAAGCGGAGATTAAATAATGGCATCCGCAACTGAAGCTGCTCAAGCAAAACCTCAATTAGCCTCTGGATTAGCTCAAGGCGTAGAAACTATATCCAACTATGAAGAAGTAACTTTTACGCTCTATGTGAAGCTTGTACTGCCCTTAGATGGCTATGTTTTTTGGGTAAATGCTAGTCTTTTGACTGATTCTGCACTTTATAACGCATCGCAATATAATGCCTTGCTTTATAACAATTACCCAGAAGGTATACCTTCAAGACAGTTAGTTGCTAAAGGATCATTCCATGTAAGCCAAGAATTGCATCAACTGGCTGATAGAACAACAGTTTACAACCATGTAATTTTTACTTCTTTGCAACCTATACAAGATTTCAATTTAGTAAATCCACAGTTTTTGTACATAGCCAACTATCAAGGTTATAAATACGGGTTTAGCCGTAGGGAAAACTACTATAAACAGGCTGATTTATATCATTATCGTGGAGATACTCTTTATTCCATAATGAAAACTCAAGTCATTGACACAATGACAGGGTTTGATAGTACTAGCGTAATTGTGTCTAATAGCCTTCCAATTTGGCTTGGTTTAAATAAATTTTTTCCTATGTATCCTTCTTATTTGGTAGAACAAAACATAGCCCCTGTATATGCTTCCGTAGATATTAACCCAGCAAATACTGTTGCATTGCAAGATTTTCCTCTTTTAGACCCAGAATCAAACCCCTATCAACTGGTAAAAGACACAGTAAAAATAGACCTTTTTGGGGTTAGAAACCATGATGCTTTAAATTTTGTGCAATATATTTTGGATTACAGCCGAAATACTGACAATATTGGTCTTATGAATATGCCTGTAATGCAAGATGAAAAAGTAACGCAACCTGAATTGGGTATTATTGCTCAAAAGAAAAGCATTACTTTTGAAGTAAGTTATTTCCAAAAAACAGTAAATGACATTGCAAGGCAATTAATTGAACACGCCTTCATGGAAATTACTCCCACAGAATAACTTGCAGTAGTAAAATTATGTAGTTAATATGTTGTTATCTAAAACAAGTGTAAAAAGGAGTTACAAATGGCAATCGTTACCAACCCAACAGTACAAAATGGTGCTTTATTAACAGCCCAAGGTCAAAAAACATTTTTTAATATTACTGCTGATACTTTAGTTAAAGCTACAGCAGGTCGTATTGCTAAAATTAGCGTTTTAGTTGCTGGCTCTGTTGCTGGCTCTGTAAATGATGCGGCAACCATTGTTGGTGCGGCAACAGCAAATGAAATTGCTGTAATCCCAAATACTGTGGGTGTTTACAACATTGATTTCCCTGTTTCTAATGGCATTGTCATTAAAGCTGGTACAGGCAACACTATCGCTGTTAGCTACATCTAATTAGGGGGCAAAAATGCCAAATATTGTCAATGTAGTTGTCACCCAACAGGTGGCAAGTGCGCCAAATCAGTTACAGCAAACTGGCGCATTTGTATCTCAAGGCGGAACAACTTTATCTGCTGGATCAACTCAACTATTAACTCAGTTAAGCGATTTAACTAGCATCCTTCGCCCAGCTTCTTCTATTTCAGCCCTTACTTGGGTAGGAAATGTAGTAACTGTAACTACTGCTATCGCTCATGGAATTCCAAGTGGCGATACAGTTCAAATTACTATTTCTGGATGTATTCCTACTGGATATAACGGAACTTTTGCTGGTACTTCTACTGGCACAAATACTGTTACTTATCCTTTAGCTAGTGATCCCGGTGCTGAAACAACTTTAGGAACTTTGCAACTTGCAAATACCCTTGAATTAACAGCAATGGGAAATACTTTCTTTGCTCAAGGCTCTACTGTTTCAGTATATGTTCTTGAATTAGGTGCAAATAGTGTAGATAACGGAGTTATTTCATTAGAAGCCTATATTACAGCTAGTAAAGGTCATACAAATACCTCTGCAACGCCTCAGTTCTATAGCTACCTATTGCCTTCAACATGGGATGTTTCTTCTGCCCAAACAATGGCTGGTCAATATGATGGAACTACTGCACAGGTTTATTTTTATGTAACTACTACTTTAGGTACTTATAGTGGTTGGGATGGTAAAAAATCCGTTGTTTCTTTAATCCCAAGTCCAAATGCTCCATCTATTGAATTTAGTAATGCGGCAGTATTTTGGGCGGCTTTGGCTTATAACCCAAGTGCAAGCAATTTAGCTCATCCTTTTGAATATACTTATGTTTATTCAGTAACTCCATATAGCACTTTAACCAATACTCAACAAAATCAATTGTTGGCTAATGGTGTTAACTGGATTGGTACAGGCGCACAAGGTGGTATTTCAAATACGCTGATTATGGGCGGTACTTACATGGATTTAAATCCATTTAATTACTGGTATTGTGTGGATTGGCTATCAATTAATGTAGCTCAAGCTTTAGCGGCGGCAATTATTAATGGCTCTAATTTGCCAACAAATCCTTTGTATTACAACCAAGCTGGTATTAATACCTTGCAAAAGGTTGCACAAGCAACAGTAAATAATGGTATTTCGTTTGGATTGATTCTTTCACCTGCTAATGTAAATGCAATTCCGTTTACTACTTATGTAACACAGCATCCCGGTGATTATGCAACTGGTACTTATAACGGCTTGAGCCTGACATTTGTTCCATTGCGTGGATTCAGTTCCATTACGATCTACTTAACTGCAAGCAACATTCCAGTTTAAGGGGAAAAATAAATGGC